TCCTGGTACAACTTTCTGTGTAGGTATACCATTCTCTACAGACCTAATAGAAACTTCTACTGGAATATTTGCATCTTTTGTTTTAAAGTATAAATCAACTGATGTTAAATATATCCCACCTTTCTCATCTACTAATATAGTTTGAGCTAATGGGTCTGACCATCTAATTGGTTCAAAGACTTGTGTCTGAGTTATTGTTCTATTATCTTGCAATTCGGTAGTTACTAATCTTGGTACCTTAGTTGATATAATAGTTTTTTGTTGAACTTCTAGTAAACCTTGAGCATGGAATTGAGCTTCAGCAAATGTTCCTTCGTTATCTTTATTATTACTTGAGTCATCAGTTAATCTAAATTCTCTAGTACCAGTTTTAAATTTAAGAGCATCGTTTCTTGGAATTAAGAATGAACCAATAACTCTACCAGCACTGTCAGTTTCTAAAGCTCCTGCTCCGTCTGGGTGAGCAGTTGAACCTTCGAATGTTCTTACTGCATCTGTTCCATCAGCAATATCAGAATATTCTATGAATGAACTTTCTTCTCTAACATAATCCGATACATCCACTCCATTAAAGAATGCATATACTTTAGTATTAGGCTTCATTAATTGAGCATCAAATGATATTTTTCTTGACCTCATGAATGGAATAAAGTTAACTTCAACAACAGCATTACCAACTTCTCTTTGTACCGTATCGGATGCTACTGAAGTATTTAGTCCAGTTCTAGTTTGTGTTGATGTTGTGGTTACTGTTTGTCCTGTGTTCCACCAATTGTTCTGGCCAGTCCACCATTGTCTTGTACCTTGTTGACTCCAACTATCAATTGACGTCCCTGTCCAGTTTGTCTCCCATTCGTTCCAAACTGTTCCTAATATGTTTTGTTCTTCAGCCATTTTTACAAATTGGTCATAAGCATCAGTATCATCAATTATAATATCTGGTCTTACATCAACTTCTTTCCATTCGTCTGACTCTGGTGATAAATTAATTATACCGCCCCAAGTAAAGACATCGTATGGATTAACATTAATATGATTTGTTGCGTATGGTTGTGAAGCAAATTCGACATCAGATACTTTATCCATAGTTACTATGGAACCATTCTTATCACACTTATTTGTTTGTGTATTATTTTCGCCTGCGACTCTGACTAATGGAACATTTTTAGTAGAACACTTAGGTCTTAATATGCCATTGTGTCTATCTACTGAAACATTATAGTCTGGGTTTTGTACATCACCGATATTGTGTCCATAGAATCCATCTACTAAAATACCATTTTTAAATCTTTCATCGTTACCATCGAAAATTTGAGTATCATTTGCACTCTTTTCTAATAATGATAATGATGTATAATATTCTAAGTTCTTAACTCTTCTATCAATAGAACCAATATCTCTCATTGTATATCGTTTGTTATCAGATAACTTAGTGCTAATTTTTGAAACGTCAAACACGTATGGAGGTAAGAACATACTAGCTATAATAATAGAGTTCTCTGGGTCTTCTGGTAATTCAGGAGATTCAGAAGCAACACCTTGAATAACTTCAAAGTTTCCATTAATTGTTTGAATTAGTTTATCAGCTCTTGGTAAGTAATAATGTAAGTCAGCTGTTACTGATGAATCTACTTTTGGCGGTAAACCAAGTTGAGAACCAGTACCAGTAAAGTTAGTTCCTGCATCATCTTTTCTTGGTCTGAAATCAATACAATCTCTTAATTGTACTTCACCAAATCTTACACTGTTAAATGTTCCAATGCCTTCATATTCTGAAGTTGATGTACCGTAAGATAAAACTGAGAAATAATCACCAGCACCATGTGAGTAATAATCAAATGTTACTACCATGTTTCCAGTTGCAACTGGAGCAGCACCTGCTTTCTTTCTAATTTTTGATACGCCGTAAAAACTTTCTGTTTGGCCAGTATCTAATACAAATCTGTCTGTGACATTCGTACCATTTACATCTACAATAGAATCAATATTAAAGACATCAGCTTTTGCTAATGAATATGAAGCTGCATCTCCGTCTGTAACATTAATAGTTACTGTCTGATTGTTTTGTGCTGTTTTATTTTTTTGTACAGCTGTCTTTTGAACTGTTGCTATAACGTGGCAAACTGTGCCATTACTAATTGATAATCCATCAGCATCAATAACTAATGATGAACTACTTGTTGAGTCAAAGGTAACATTTGTTCCAGAAATAATAGCACCATTACCTGGAGCAATTAATACATCAGTAGCTGTATTAACAAAAGCCTCTCCTGTACCTGCAGCGATTGTTAACTGACTATTAGAAACTGTAACATCTTCAAATCTTTTTCTGACTTGATAAGTAACATCAACTGTTGTACCACCGTCTTGGTAAGTATCTTTAATAGCATCGTATGGAAGTTTCCAGATGCCACCTTGTTTACCTGCTTTAAATCTTCTACCTGTGGTTGCTAATGTTCCAACAAAATCATTTACGCCAGCAGATGGGTCTGAGAATATTACGTTAGTAACATCACTAAAGTTATTTGAACCAGTCATCGTGACATCGAATACATATAATCCTATGTATGCAGCATTATGTGCAATGTCTCTTACTCTTGCTGTTCCTATATTTGCATTAGAACTATTTCTTAAATTGATAACTGTTAAATCATCAATTGGAGGTAAGCCTTTTACTGAGCTAGATGTTAGCTTAATAAAGTTACCATTTGTTAATTGTGTTACCGTAGCATTTTCATAACCAACATCTGTAGTACCATCTCTTGGCTTATCAACATCAACAAATGTTGTAGTTAAATTTTCGTTTCTGAATCCTTGTACATAAGATACATTAGGTTCTATACCAACTTTAAATTTATCTGTGTCGCTATCGTGTGCTTTAATATCTAATTGATATGGGTTTAAAGAATAGTTACCACTTTCTTCAAATGTTCTTCTAGCTAATCTCTTTGAAAGCTCAGCACCAGTATCAGCTTGGTCTGTTTTATCTACTCTGGTAACTCCTTTTCTTACTCTTAATAAATTAATGAAGTTATTGATTGTTCTATTTTCTTTTTCTAATGCATCCTTAGATAACACTGCTGAAATTTTATATCTGTTAGCGCCAGGTGCAGAAGCATTAGTTGTCCCTGCAGCATTATCAGCAAGTGATACATCTTCTGATGAACTAACAACTTCTTCAGTTACTGTTAAACCTACTAAGTATGATGGAGTGTTTGAATACTTATCTAGTAGTACATCACTTGTTCCAACATAAACATATGAACCTGAGATAAAATATACACCTTCAGATATACTGGCAATAGAACCTTTACCGATAGCATCTGTTGCTACGCCATTAACAGTAGCTCCTGTTGCTAATAATTTACCAAATCGTACTGTGGTTGCATTTGATTGAAACTCTTCTTGTACTGAGAATTTTTCTACTGTTTTATTAGAGCCACCTTTTGATTTATATTTTACATATAAAGTAATTGGTGCACCACTAGTAGCATCAGCAGCTTCAGCTCTTAATACTTTAGCTTTTACTTGATTACCAGTTTGACTTGAACCTGTAATGGTTGTCCCTACGAATTCTGATAAGTAAGCTGATGTTGTGAGTGTTGCTGAACCTAATGTTGACTGAGTAAATCCATCTTCAATTTGAATATAATCGAATTCTGTATTTAAAGTAACTTGTCCTTTAACTACTCTTGAGCCATCTTTAAATGCATACTGACCAGCTCTATCAATCTGAGCTTGAATAGACGTTTGCATTTGTGTAAGCTCTCTAGCTTGAACAGCAAAACCTGGTCTGTAAAGGATTCTATAAAATCCTTTGTCTTCATTAAAGTCATCATAATATGGTGCTTGTGGATAAGTCTTTACTTTTGTTGTACTCATTTAAAATCCTATGTTATAATATTACGAATTCTTAGAATTCAATAATACATTTAATATCTTCAATCTGCGTTAATGCTCTACTAATTGGGTCTCTATTTTCTAAGAAAATCATTTGACCTGAGCCTCTTACGAAAGTATCATCGTATCTTACGTGTGCATCTGTTCCTGATTCTGAACCTACAGCCTTAAGAGTTGTTGAACCCCCTGATGGTAAAGTACCTGTTACAGTATCGTTTGCCTGGAATGGTATATAACCAGTCTTAGAGTTTTGATAATAATGTAACTTATCGTCTGTATCAATTTCTACTAGATAAGCTTTAGCTCCACTATTATTTCCAACAATTAATTGGTCAACAACAAAGTTTGAAGTTGTTTGGCCATTTGCAATTTCTAAATGTTTCATTGTTTTAATTGTTGTAGCAGTAGCTACTGTAGTTCCACTTGTGTATGGATTCTTTAGAATTGTAATTTGTCTAAAGTCATTACCTGTTGTAAAGTCAGAACCATCATTACCATCTAACTGAACGTTAAGTGATACATAGAAAGCTCCTAATTCTTTGACCGGGTCTGTTCCGTGTCCGCTTTGTGGAGCAATAACTGCTCTTGCTGTAGCACCTGCACCTGCAGTTCCGCCTGATGCATTGTTGTGTGTGATTGTAACATCGGCTACAGTATAATCTGTTCCTTTTGCATTTAATGCAATTGCTGTAATAGCTCCAGCTGTAACTGTAACACCAGCATCTACAACAGCTGCATCTTGACCATCTCCAGAGATAGCTACTGTAAAGACATCAGCTGAATCGTAATTACTTCCACCATTAGTAACTTCAATTCTTTCAATGCCGGCAGCAGTGGCAGAAGTTCTTGAAGTAATCTGTGATTGTTGTTGTGGATAGTTTACATCGGTTGTTGCTAGGTTTGCAGTTTCACTAACTGTTTTAACTGGCATAAATGAATTCGTTAAAAACTTCTCAGAGTCAGATGTAATAATTGTGTACATGTATTTCCATGTATAGCCATCACCACCTGTATTGGGTGCAACAGTTGTATGAGTTGGTTGTACACTTGTTGTACTTGGACCAACCTTTAATAGTTTATATACTTTAAACTCTGATGTTAAGCAGTAAAACTTTTTATCGTAAATATCTGCATCGTCCGAATCCCATGCTACAAAATCTGCAGCTCCATCAGCATAGTTATATCTTGGTATAACGTGTGAAATATCTGAATCACTGATGAGCTTCATTGCAATCATTTGTTGCCATGCTTCTCCTAAATCGTCTGAGTGGTCGCCTGGTGTAAATGGAATTGTATCAGTTAAATCCGATGTGTTTGTTGACCATACATCAGATTTACCAATTCCTAAATAAACACTGTTATTTGAATCGGCGACATCTTCTTTAAAATTCTCTGCATTGAGAACTCTAAATGGTGTTGTTACTATTGCTGCCATAATTTTTTTCCTATTCTATGTTTATAAAACTGCTAGTGTTATATCTATTTATACTACTTACGTAGGTGTTTTCAATAATTTGGTCACCAAATAAATCTATTCTTTGATTAGAATCAAACTTTCTAGTAGAGTTATAAAAACTATTTCCTTTTAATTTAAAATAATTATTTACAGAGTGTAGATGATTTAATAAGATAATAAGAATCATGTTTGTATCCTTAGCTCTTTTTTCAGTTACACCAGAAGAACTTAAAGTAATTCTAGGGTCGACTGTATATCCATAACCTCTGTTACTAATATTTATGCTCGATATTTCTGAAGGATTCAGTAAAGCTTCAGCTACTGCTCCAGTACCTCCGCCTCCAGTAAATGTTATTGTAGGAGCTGTTGTATATCCTGAACCAGCATTATATACAAACACTCCATCTATTTTTCCTATACTATTAATAGTTGCATAAGCCTGTGCAGTTACTCCACTTGATGGAGCACTAATAGTAACGGAAGGATTTGATGTATAGCCTGAGCCTCTCTCTGTTAACCTTATATGTTCGACTGAGGTTTGTTCTAAAACGAAGTTAGCTACAGCCTGTACATTACTTGATAAAGCTACGCCATCTGCATCAACCGCATCGGGTTCTGCAATATTAATACTGGGAGCTTTACGATATGTTTTATTTGCTAACCCTGGGAAGAATATATCATCAATTGTTGTTTGTGTTAATGTAGCATGTGCTGTTACATCAATTGCAATTGAAGTATATCCTGAGCCTGCATTTGCTATTGTTACACTATCAATCCTACCAAAGCTATCAATGGTACAAGTAGCCGCGGCATTACTACCACCAGTACCGGTAATTGTAAGTGTAGGTGCAGAGGTATAACCATATCCTGGTTGTACAATTTCAATATTATTAATTGCTCCATTCAGTAATGCTACAGACATCTGTGCATTTCTAAAAATCCTTGCGGATAGAGTAGGGGTAAATGTAGAAACGAAGCTTTCCACAAGTCTCATAATATCTTCTAATCCAATTACACCGAACTGTATACCAGGCATAGATGATAGGGTGCTCCTATTATTTCTGCCGTATGCTTTAACTGTTTGTGAGACCTCACCAGTTTCAACATTTAATTGTGCGCCGACTTTCGCTTCTTCTAAAGCGTCGGTTATTGAATTACCAAAGTTACCAACACTATCATAGGCTTGTGCACCTTGCCTAAATGTTGTAGTATTATTTGGTAATGTCACTGAACCAGTATATGTGAAAGATGTTTGTCGAGTGTTATCACCTAATGAGCTTCTTAATAAATTAAGGAAGAGAAGAATCTCTCCAAAGAATATAAACCCTGCTGGGTGTACTAATTTATTAAATACATTAGACCATGTCTCTACATTATTCCCTGTTTTAATTAAGTAAGAATATTTTTGATATCGATTACTGTCATGTATTCTAATATCCTTTTCTGATATAAATCCAGTTCTAGTTGAGAACTGATTCACACCAGCATTCCATGTACCTGCTGATGGTATTAAAGTATTATCCCATGGATACTCTACTTCAACATCATCATTAAATAATAATCTAAAAAAGATTTCAATGGAGTTATCACTACCACGAATCTTATAAAAATCAACAATCTGTTTATACAGATTTCTCTTATTAACTGTCAAGTCTTTTGGTATAGATGCTGCGATTTCTTTTTGCATCTGTGCCAAATAGTTATCATCATTTTTATCGATGTCCATTGCTTCTTCGATGGCATTTAGAATATACGATGGACCTGGGCCTACCCAGTTTCTGATAGAGGCTTTTAAGCTACAGCTTAATGAATTGTATTGGTTATCCTTTGCACCATCATCATCTAAAAATTCAATGGTGTAGGTCTTTCCTAAATTGGTTTCTGAATTAGCTAATGTGCCAGGTAAGTCATTTCCATTTGAAATAACTATATTAGCATTAGCTGTTGTTAAATCTATTGTGGTTGTGCCAATTTTTAATACTGATAAAGAACCCGTGGTATCGTGGAAGAATTGATTGTTGTCTCCCTCTGGGTCCCTTATTCTAAATACGGCTTTCCCATCTAATATTATATCTGTAAAATTTTCTGTGTCAGTATAGATAAATTCGTCCATGTTCATGAACTCATAATATTTTTTTAATAAGTTTTCAATACCACCAGAAGTACCAAGTGAGTCTAAAATCTCAGATGGTATTAGTTGTTTGATATTTAAATCTTCTTTAGTCTTTCTTTTAGTTGACCCGATAGATTCAATATATCCTGGTGATGATTTTTCACTCATATTATCTTAACCTTGAATTTGTTCTGTATGATATTGAACCAGAAGAACCTGCTGTAGTAATAGTATCAACTTCAGCTGTTACATTTACTTTTGAAGAATCAATATTGAGTAACTGATTTCTTGTTGGTGCAATATCTAAACTGTTTGGTGTGACTGTAATTCTAATTGTAGTATCAGTATCAAGTGAGAAGCTATGTAATGTAATCCTTCCCTTAGATACTTCTACTTCTCCAGCATCTTTAATCACTGTAATGTTTTCGTTATCTACAATTTTATATACAATAACTCTTCTGTTACTACTTCCTGTAATTGGAATATCTCCAAAGAAATGTGGAGTACCATTAATGTTAAATGATGTTGATGTTAGTACAAAATCTGTTGAGCTACCTGACTCAAAGAATGGGTCAGCAAATGTTAATATAAAGTTATTCTGATTAACATTTATTTTACCAGCAATCTCTTGATACATATAAGGACGCACTGTACTATTTAAAATAGCAGGGTCAGCTCTATCAATAAGATTTAATAACTGTGAATGCCTAAAGACACCATCGAATTTATTTAAGTTATTAAAGTTATAATCTGATATGACATCTTTAATTAATGATTCTAAATCCACAGATGTTCTATCTGTTAAGTTTGGATTATATTTAAAGAAGACATCCAACTCTAGATTAGTCGATTCAGGGTCGACCAACTCTGGGGTAATACTCACAATGTTCTTTCCTTTGAGAATATTATTTTTAATATCTGATTTTTCTGAATCAGTAAGAACATCAGCTGTTAATGGCTTAACAGAAACATATACCCTACCAAAATCTACAGGGTCATTATCTTCTCCTCCCCATGTAGAGATACTAGAGATATTAGAAAAGTTCTTTAATATAATAGCTCTATAATCTTGAGCAGTAACCGCTCTGTTCTGTGTAGTAAATGTTAATGGTGCGTTGAATCTAATTGATTCAGCTGTTTCCTTTTCTGTACCACCAGAAGCTTCTGAAACAGTTGATACACTATTAACAGCAAATCCGCCAACTGTATCATTCAGTGAGAAAACACTTGCTCCATTTGCATCTGAGCCATTGGTAAATATATAGTCAAGAGTGACAATATTATTATTAACAGGCTTTCTTCCGATAACACCATCGCCAAAGAATACCTCAAAGTATTCAGATGGATTTTCTTGTAGGTAATAAACTTGTGTTACTGAGTCAACATTTAATAGCGATTCGAATCTATTATAAACATCGTACCCTAATGAATCTTCGTTCTGTTGTACACGAACTCTTAATGTAGATGTATCGCCATCCTGTTCACCGAGTTGAAATTTCTGATTTTCAATATCATTATCAACTCTATATAGAATAGTTTTATATGTACCTTCTACTATTTCGACATTATTAAAGGTAAACTTATTACCAACATTGTCTACAGTATAATTATTTAGTACAACAAAATCATATGACTCTCCGCCAACATTTGTTTTAAGTTTAGTTCCTCTTGGTAAAACAAGAGATGTATTATTTGCTTGTGTATTAGAATCTTCACCTGTAATATCAATTACTATATTGACTGTAGCTCTTGGTGATAGAACTGAACGAGGAGTATAACCTAATAGCTTAGCTCTTGTTACTACATTACCACGAATCTGAGCTGAATCTAAGAAAGCCTCATTTAAACTATAGTGTGCGTTGACAGCATTATAATGAGTATTATATGCCAGGACATCTAATAAAACTGATAATCCACTTCCATCAAAATCATAATCATTATATTCTGATTGCGACTTTAGAAAGTTTTTTAGATTATCTTTTATTTGGTCGAAATCTAATTCTGTTACATTTAAGTTATTAGCCATGTTATTACCTTAATCTTCTTAGTACAATCTCAACATCTTCTTGTCTGTCGGATTCTTTTATTAAAAACTTTATTGTTATACGATATGCATTTGAGTCTGGCATATCGATTATGTTCTGAGATAATAGACGAACTCTTGGTTCATGCTTTGCTATACTCTCAATGTTATCCTTTATTGCCAATTTGGTTACGCCATCAGCTGGTTCAAATAATAACCCACGAAGGTTTGCACCTAGGTTTGGCTGAAAGGGTCGTTCAAAGGCGTTAGTTAATATCAGATTTTTTAACGCATTTTTTATTGCAGCATCATCTCTTAATGGTACGATATCTTTCTTAATCGGATGCTTAATCAAACGAAGGTCGAGGTCGCTAAACCCCTTTCTACGAGAATCAACTTGACTTCGTTTTTTATTTCCTATTACACTGTAATCTGATATTGCCATATATGTATTTATAATCCTTTATGTTGCCAATTTAGCTTTCGCTCGAGCGACTACATCTTGCGCAGCAGTAGTATAATCAGCATCTTTATGAAAGAAACTATTAGTGGTTTGTAGTAAATCAAACTTTGTTTTGATTAAACTATTATATGATGTAAAGTCATAACCTGCTTTCTTTGCTTTTTTATTCTTTGTCTGTAATGCACGATATTGTTCTAATTTATCTTCGCCCTTAATACTATTATAGGTTGCACCACCCTCGGTATAAAGGCCGTTAACCATCTCTACGGTTGTGAGACGAAATATTTCATCAGAGGCCTTAGTTGAATTACCAACAAAGGAACCAAAATTATTATTTGTTTCTCTTAGTAGTTCTTTCTTTGCTAGTTTATAAGCAGACTCTAATGTTGCTTTATTATATTCATAAACATCTTTATCGACTGGTTCGACCGGAGCAGTATTCTCTTCTTTCTTTGGCTCAGGTGGAACAACTTCTGCTGGTTTACTTTCCTTTGGTTCTTCCTTAACACTACCATCAGGCTTTATTTCTACATTGGGTACCTCATCACAGATAGCGGAAACATTTATGCTAGGAGGAAAGGAGTCTAATCCAAGCTTGGATAGCAAGCCCCCTAAATCTGGTACGGCCGCACCATAGGAATTTTTTATTGTACTAATCTTATTCAATAACTCTAAGGGATTATTAATACTGGCCAGCGCAATTAAATCTTTAGGCAGGGAAGGAATTTCTGGAAGCTCTGGTTTAAATGAATTCAGACTAGCAGAGAGTTCGGAAAGTTTACTACTAGCAGAGGAGAGCGCATCTTTACCTCCCTCGAGTAACGAATCTAATTCCTTTGTCTTATCTTTAATACTATCTAAGTTTGCGTTATTGCCACATGGTAAACTCATTATGTGTTAGCCTCCGGACTTGATGTTGATTGTGTTGAAGGTACCGGCGAACTAGCTCCACCACTACCAGGAACCTCGACGTGTGTATGTGCGGTATGTGTAATTGTTGCGACGGTAATCTCTCCATCGGTATATGTAATCGCAGCAGTCGGCGACGTTAGCGTATGAGTGCCATCGATATCTTCAGTCAAATTACCAGAGACGCCAAATTTAGCATTCCCTCCACTAGCGACGGCATAGTCACTAATGCATGTTTGAGAATATTTATTACCTGAGAAAACGGAAGTATTACCATAAGCAACGAGCGACATATTTCCAGCGGTATTATTTACGTGATTGCCAGAAACAGTTTTTAAATCATCTAATACTATGTTATGGATATTATCACCATTGACTAATAAAGAATCATTTAATCCAATATTACCTGAACGATTTCTACCTATCTCATATTCCGAGTTTCCATTAATACGAGATTGCAAGGAACCTTTTATATTCTGTGTATAATCACCTTCTACCTCTAAGTGATAGTTACCATATACTAGTTGTCGCATATCTCCATCGCAAGTGATATTACAGTTACCTTTTATGTGAATGTTCTTAGCCCCTAATACTACCTCATAGTCATCTCCGAGAATTTTTATTTGTCTTGTACCATCCTGGTATATCTCTTCATAACTACCAGAGGCATGCATTGAAAGAGTTCTCTCATAGCCTGGTGTATCATCTATCTCAACAACATGTCCTGACTCACTCTCAGTAACCTTATTATATGGATAGGTTGGCAAGGCCCCATTATAGGGTTTCAATGGTGCCCATGAATTATTATTATAATAACTTGCTGGCTTATTTGGAGCAACCGATGATATCTTAGGTGCCGATGCTGTGGACACTGGAGACGGGTCCGTGGTACTAGCCCTTATATCCATAGAGGTACCTTGTCCAAAATTATTATTCCTTGCACTCTTATTAACATCGGATTGGCCTTCGTACTCGCCCCGCGGGAAATCAAGACCTGTAAAGGCATCTCCCTTAGGTGCCTGAGTGCTACTATTAAAGGATGCTATACTGCCTATAATTAATGGGTCCTGAGCACTCTCGCCGTCTCTAAAGAACCCTACTACCCAACTACCTTCCATTAAGGCATGAGGTGAATCCCCTATACCAGAAGTGCCTGAAGATGTGTTAGGCATTAATACTGTGGCCCATGGTAAATCTTCTGTAGGTAATAATCCACTATCCTCTGAGTGATAACCAAAACATCTTACCTTAACCCTATTCATTTCTTCTGGGTCCATTCTGTCTTCTACTACGCCGGTGAACCATATAAAGGCACCACCTATAAACATATCATCTTTAATCATACTTCCTCTCGCTACTATCTTTTTGTATGGTCATATCCATATTATACTCATCGCCAAACATGTGAACTATCCTTGTGATTAAATGGTCACCTGACTGTTCTTTATCGATTCCAGCCCCGTCCGAGCCTTCCTCATTTCTATATACTGAGACATGCATTAGATGACCCACAGACAATTCAAAATCGCCCGGAAGGATAACCTCTTGTTTCACATACTGAAGGTTCTCAAGGTGTGCTACGGCCTTAGAGAATTGTACATCAGCTGCACTATAATAGTTACCTAAATCATTAAACGCCTTAGAGTTCTTACTAATAAAGAATTGTTTAGACTCGTTTAGTTCATGCAGCTCCTTATCAAGTTTCTTAGTCTTTGTAAAGGGCTTATTGTCATTCAGTTTAATTAGTTTGTTCTTCTCATATGAATAGCGTATCTTATTATATGTCTTATTGGCTATATCTAGTTCATGTATAGTAGATGCATAGGCGCCAGACCCTGTAGCCATCAGTGAAGACTTACCATAATCAGGTGATGACATCTTTGATATCATGATTCGTTCCTCTTCATAGCCCTCTGGTGTTTCCTTTTGAGTGTTCGTAAAGGCTTTGTACTGATACTTCCTTTGTTTGCTAGGTTTGACTGAGGCTAACTCCTTATAGCTTCTGAAGTGTATAGAGGACTCTGATAGCGTTTCATAAAGGTAGAATGGTGTCCCGTCATCAAAGGACTGTCGCATGAGCCAATAGCATGCATGAACTGGTCTTAACCTAGGGAAGATTCCTTTAACTATGCCACTATTGTTTGTACTAATGTTTAAACTGCCTTCCGGTACCTGTAGCTCATGCTTAAATAGCTTCTCTATCGTCCCTCCAAGAGTGTCTTTGAATGGCTTCGTAACTGTCTGTAATTGATTGAGATGTAGATGATGGCTATGTAGTTTGAGCACGTAAGTGTATCGTGCAGTTCCGCTCTTCTTAAAGTTGTATACTTCGCTTATATAGAAGTTATGTTTGTATGTCTTCTTGCCGTCTTTCTGGTTTCTTTGTATGTTTAGAAAAAGTTTCTCGCCACCACATAGTCCTAGCTTCTCTTGTAGGTTAAATGTATCGCCAATCTTGACTTCTGCTTCGAGAAATGGAGAGTTAATGTCTTCGATAATGTCAATCTGCGTAATGAGATTCCTGATATCAAACTCTTTCTCGTTATGGGGAAACAGGTTCGCCGCGGCAAGAAACCATGACTTAGGCGTTGAAGCATATCCCTCTGAATCTAATCGATGTGTATCACGCATTCAAGAGTCTCTCAAACTCATCGACAAAGGCTGATATCGCTTCTGGTTTAACGATTCGTATACGACTACGTACATCGTTTAACTCACGAAGATGCGCGCGATTGCTTGTGTAATCCAGTTGCGCGCCGATGAAAGCCTGCTCTGAGTCAATGTTATTACGGTTAGTGACATGGCGTTGTTCTGTATCGCCAAATTGAAAGTAATGATGAGGTGCTTCTTTGTATAGAAAGACCTCTTCTGATTGAACTACGTCTTCTGTAATGCTACCTCTAACGGATTCACCTGCAACAAACGTGCCGTTAACGTTCTTAATGATGAGTTGATTCAGGTCAATGTTCTTTTCGACTAATGTACCTGCTGCGCTCGATGTTAAGCCAGTGATTTGTTCTCCTAACTTAAACCTGCCTGACAGTGAATCAACGAATTGGTTAACTGTTCCATCAGAGTTCTTTAACAATGTAGGATGTGTATTGATTGCAAATCCGCTATACTCAGTGTTAATATAGTCTGCTAAGACTTCTTCTGACATTGGCCAAGCTCTTGTTCCATCATGAAGAAACTCATTGACAACAAAGAATGTCCAATAAAAGTCCGGTGTACCATATAGTCTTTGTGATACTATGTCAGGTCTTTCACCGTTTTGTACTGTATAGAACTTGTAATTAGTCATATTGTCAATGAAGTTCTGCAGTGGTCGTACATTTCGAAAGATGTTAACAACACTTTGAACTGCGCCATCGGCGTATAAATCGTAATCTACCTTTGGAAATTGTTTAAAGAATGACATTATCCGTTACCTCCAGCAGTTGCAACACCACTTTTCTGTGGTGGATATGTTCTATTTGGTTCGATATCGCCTGGTGCAACATCATCAGCACTATATAAATCATCTCTTGTTAACTGTCTTTGTTCCTGGAATGATAGTTCAATCGATGTATCGACAGGTGAACCATCAGCATGGAAGATATTGGATGATTCGTTATATGAAACTGTCATGCCAGTTAAATAAGAATCAAACAAATGAGGTAAGAATTCGTTGACTTCAGTACCTTTCATGAACTTAATTCGGAATACTGGAGGGTATTTGAGTATGTATTCACCCTCTTTCTTGGCATACATATACTTTCTAAAGGTGTTTTCAATCACTCGTACTACCTGTGCTTCTTCTGCTGACTCTGTTACAAGTGTAAATCCTAATGTAAATGTTCTGATTGATGACCCTTCATAGGTTAAAGTTGTGGCATTGTTAACTGCAACTCCTGCTTTTTGCATTGCTGCATCTGCTGCACCGAATTGGTCAACACCTACTGATTTGAGTATCATTGCACCTATACCGATTGCTTCGATATCTGCTTCGTTCTTTCCTTCTTCTTTTGCCTGCTTTCTTAATGTATCTCTTTCTGTTACAGCGTTAATCATACCCAGGTCAATTGAACCAAAGTTAGCACTATCACCTAGTGAAAAGTTTGGTGGAATGTAAAGATGTATCTTAAATAAGTTTGAGTCTAATCCATCTCCAATGATTTGAAAAGAGACATGATTTGCTGTACCATCGTCGATATCTTTTCTCAATGTTGAAGGAAATGCTATTGTATTTGCCATTCTTTTGTCCTATAAATAACTATGTTAAATCAACTATACAATCTATTTATAAGGTTTGGACATGAGTTATAAAGGTAAATACGCAATAAAGAATAAGAATAAGTACATTGGTGACCCAACCAAGGTAGTATATCGTTCATTATGGGAACGTCAAACGTTTAGATGGTGTGAATCATCTCCTCGAGTTAAGAAATGGAACTCAGAAGATATCGTAATCCCCTACAAATGCAGAACTGATAACAAAATACATCGGTATTATGTCGACCTATTAGTTGAATTAGACAATCGTGAAATCATTTTGGTAGAAATCAAACCAAAAAAGGAAACAATCCCACCTAAAAAGAGAGCTAAAACTAAAAGATATATCAATGAAGTGATGACATACGTAAAGAATACTTCTAAATGGCAAGCTGCACAACAATATGCAGACCATAAAGGATGGAAGTTTCAGGTATGGACAGAAGAAACTTTAAAGAATCTTGGCATCAAACTCTTGAAAAGCTAGTATAAATAGACTATATGGCTAGTTTATTCGACACTCTACAAGCACAAGCATTCCGCGCAGGAGTTACTGCACGGACTAAACAATCACGAGCCTGGTTTGAAAAGAAAGTTAAAGACCTAGGTAGTGTTAATAGAAAACAATTACTCGGAGATGATGCTCTTGACCCTGTTTCTACTGAAATAGCTGGTAATATGTATATGTATTTCTATGACCCTAAGATGAAAAAGACATTACCTTATTACGATAGGTTTCCTATGACGATTATGGTTGAGGAAGCACCTAATGGATTCTACGGTTTAAACTTACATTACCTAAGACCAGACATTAGAGCTAAATTCCTTGATGAGTTAATGAAAACTGCACCAAAGAATTTAAAAGATAAAACGCGCTTAACTAAAATGCGTTATGAATTGTTAAAAGGTGTCAGTAAGTATAAAGAGTTTAAACCCTGTTTTAAACATTACTTAACAAGTCATGTCAAATCAAAAATGGTTAGAGTACCAATGACCGAATGGGAAATTGCTGTATTCTTACCAACAGAACAATTTACTAAGTCCACTAAAACTAAAGTATGGGCTGAAAGTATTAAGATTGCTAGGAGTTAAATATGTTTGGAAGTAATGGTAACATCGATACATTAAAAAGTACAATCGCCAAAAAGGGCGGAATAGCCAGGTCAAATAGATTTAATGTAATCTTTACACCTCCTACACAATCTCTTTTAAATTTAAATCCAGAAGTATTAGTTGGTTCTTTACTTTCTGGTAATACTCCTAGTGTCAAGAATTTAATTAATGACCCTAGGGATATAGCTTTGTTATGTGATTCTGTGAATTTCCCAAGTAGAACTATTTCTACAAGTGATGTTGCACTTGACCGACAGGTTAATCAGTTTCCATATACTATTATTGATGGCGAAGTTACAATGAGCTTTGTTTTAACCAATGATTACTATATGAAGACAATGTTTGATGGTTGGCAATCAGGTGTAATCGATGTAGATACTTTTACTGTGGGTTATAAAAACGATTATTCAACTGATGTAATAATTCAGCAATTGGATAATAATAATAAGCCAGTGTATGGCGTTAAATTAGAAAAAGCTTTTCCGACAACTGTAAACCAAATCGACCTATCTCAGGATAGTGGAGAATATGCTAAGTTATCGGTTACTTTTTCATATGATAAATATGTTGTAGAAGGTCCGTTAAGTTCCACAGCCTCTGTGCTTGGTTCTGTTGCAGACCTACTTGGATAATATAATAGGAGAAAATTATGGCTTTGCCAGTAGTGAATGCTTCGAAATATACTACGGTTATACCTAGTACTGGAGAAGAAATTGAATTTAGACCTTTCCTTGTGAAAGAAGAAAAGGTCCTCATGGTTGCTTTAGAATCTAAAGATAATAAACTAATTATGAGAAGCTTAAAGGATGTGTTATCAGCCTGTACATTTGATACAGTAGTAACTGATAACCTAACGAGTTTTGACCTTGAATACTTGTTTTTACAATTAAGGTCAAAAGCTGTAGGAGAAACAGCAGATATTTCTCTAAAATGTCGTAATGATGATTGTGATGATGTTGGTAAACATAGTATACCATTGGAAAAAATCACAATGGACATTCCTGAAAAGGACGATAAAATTGTTATGATGACTGATGATGTTGGTATTACTTTTAAATACCCATCAGTTAAACAATTAGAAAGTCTTGGTACTGAGGATTTAGATAGCCTAACCCCAGAACAAAAGATGGAATCGACAATGGGATTAATTATGGTATCAATTGATAATATTTTTGATGCCGATAATGTATATCCTGCTGATAGTGAAACAGAACAATCACTAACAGGATTTATAGATGGATTAAATGCATCACAGTTTGCAAGTATTACAGAGTGGTTCCAGGGAATGCCGGCACTATCTCACACAGTTGAATGGAAATGTAATAAATGCGATAATGATAATAAGGTAGAGTTAAGAGGCCTTCAGAATTTTTTTACTTAGGCCTTTCGCATGATACACTTGTGAACTATTACAAAGTGAATTTTGCAATGATGCAACATCACAATTATAGTTTAACTGAATTAGAGAATATGCTACCATGGGAAAGGGAAATATACGTAACGCTATTACAGCAGTATATTAAAGAAGAGAACGAAAAACAAAAGGCACAGAATAAAAGGTATAAATGATGGAAGAAGAAATTAAAAACGCAGGATATCATCCCGCAGACACCAACGGAGACGGAAAGGTGACCAAAAGAGAACAGGATATGTATCTCGAATTTAAACGTAAAGAGCTTGAAGATGCTGATGCAATGAGAGATGCACAAAGACAAATGGCTTGGTATTCACTATATGGAATGCTTCTTTACCCAGTATTAGTAATTGGCTCTAATGTAGTCGGTTATGAAAAGGCTGCTGATATTCTTGGCGATATGGCAGGAGTATATTTTATTGCTGTTGCTGGTATTGTTGCTGCATTCTTTGGTGCACAAGCAATGGGTAAGAAATAATGGAAGGTTTATCAGAATTAAACAACCTAAGCTATTTTGATGGTTTAATGATTACCATTTGGTTAGGTTTAGTATATTATGGAAAGTGTTGGATAGATAATCGCTTTAATAATAAGGAATAGGTAAATGGCAGAAGACACCACGAATAAGAACATAAAGGCCCTTTTGGAAAAGACAGAAGGTAGTACAAAACGCTCAGCTAAAAGAGAAGAAACTCTACTTGAAGCTGTTAAGCTTGGAAATAAGATTGAAGACTTAAATAGTCGTGGTGAATCTAGGAGAGCAGATGCTCTTCAAGGAACAATGGATGCAGTCCTTGCAACCCTAGAAAATAGCAATACATCTAAAGCTTTGGATAATAGATTATCCGAAATGGTTAGTCTAAACGACCAAGCTAATAACATTCTAGAATCACAGAAGAATGCTATTGAAGGTGATGAAACAGTTAACTCATTAAAGAGATTAACCGAAGAATTATCAGGTCAAAAAGATTTAATTGAATTACAGACTAAAGCACAAACTGATGGTAAAAAGGCTTTAAACAAATTGTCTATGACTACCGAAGCTGGTGACCCACTTCTTGATGAATTAAAATCTTCATTTACTAGTAGTCAAGATGCATTGGAAGCTGCTCTTGAAACCGGTGACCAACAACAAATAGATTTAGCTCAAGCACAATTAGAAGCTGTCTTAAAAGGTATACTAACCGAAGAAGAAAGACGAGAAGCTCTAAAGAAACAAGAAGAGGCTAATTCTTTATTGTCTAATATGGCTGATAAGATTGAAAGTGGTGGAGGTAAAGTTGCAAAAACTGCTGGCTTCCTAGCTGGTATTGCAGGTATTGCCACACTATTCTTTTCACCAGAAACATTTGGTGCTATTGTAAGAAAGGCTATTGATACTGTTGGTGCAATCGTTGATACAATCGATAAATTTATTAATGGCGATATGGAAGGAATGAGGAAAACTATTGATGAAAACTTTACATCTTTTTCTGTTATTCTAGGAAGTCTTGGATTAATGATATTACCTAAAGTTTTAAGAGCTATAAGATTCTTAAAGAATGGATTTATGGCATTTAGAACATTCATGATATCAGACTTTGTTGCTAACATGATGGCAAATCTAAAATCAATGATGGCATCAGTTGGTGGTGCATTCATGAAAGTATTCAGAGGTTTAGTTACCCTGACCAAAGTATTTAGAGTATTCATGATGACCACATTTATACCTAGTATGACGGCTGCATTTAGTGGTATGATGGCTGCAATGGTTCCAATTATCGCGGCAATGGCTCCAATATTAGTACCAATCCTAGCTATTATGGCATTAGTTGGTGGTTTATACCTTGGATTTAAAGC